AATTCTTGTTCATATATTCTTTTAAATTCAGTAAATTCTTCATCAGTTAAATTATGCTTTTTTTTATATTTAAGAGCTTTTTCTAATAATAAATGAAAAGGATATTTAGATTCACTATATCTTTCACGTATTAATTGAGCAAATTTTTTAGCACGTTTAGTAACTTTAGTATGTCTTTGGATAAATGCAGCTTGAATTTGATCAGCTAATTCGACATCAGAATATTTTTTTCTTAAAATTGATAAATCAGTTGCGGCCATTCTTCCTCTAGATCTTTTAAATAATTTTTGAACTTCATTACTTACTTTAGTAGAATTTCTGGGTTTATCTCTATTAGAACTCATATGTATATAAGGGTTTAGAAAATTTTTATTATAATTTTTCTAAATATTTTTTTTTTTTAATATATTTTTTAATAAACAACAAAATTATAAAAAATGAAAATATAATTTAAAGATAATATTTTACAATTAATAATGGAACAATTATGGATTAATAAATATAAACCAAAAGAAATTAATCAATTAATTGGAAAAATACAACAAATTAATGAAATTTCAACATGGTTAAATACATTAAAAAATCATAAATCACAAGCTTTAATTATATCAGGTCATCATGGTGTAGGTAAAACTGTATTAATTAATTTAATATTAAAAAAATTTAATTATAAACCCATAATTATTACACAAAATGATATAAAACAATATCGTTCTTTAAATACTTTTAAAGATTTATATAATATAAATAATTCTATTAATTCTAAAATTAAAATTAATAATTGTATTTTTTCTAATAAAATTGCTATTATTTTTGATGGTGCAGGTTCTATTTCATTAACTAGTGAAAAAAAATTTATAATGGAAATATTTAAAGAAAATAATAAATTAAAAGCATTCCCTTTAATTTTTATTAGTAATCATCAACATAATAAGATGTTAATAAATATAAAAAAATATTCATTATGTATATATATTAATCCTCCAAAAGATAATGAATTAATAGATTTTATAAAATATATATGTTCAAAAGAAAAAATGAAAATAAGTACAAAAGCATTAATTGAATTAATTAAATTTTCTCAATATGATATAAGAAGATTAATTAATTTATTACAAGAACTATCTTATTATTTCAAAAATAAAAAAATTAAATTAACTAATCTTAAAGATTTTTTAAAATCTTCTCGAGAAAAAAATAAAGATATTAGTTTATTTGATGCTACTTTAAAAATAATAAATTCATTATTAAATTATGATGATATTATTAAATTATATGAAACACAAAAAGTATTATTACCATTATTGATTCATGAAAATTATCCTAAAAAAGTTTTAAATACTAAAAATATTATAAATATTGAAGATAATTTATATAATTTGGTAAAAATTTCTGATTCAATATCACGAGGTGATAATATTGAAACTAGTATATATACAGATCAAAATTGGTATTTACAAAATATACATGGATTTTATACATGTATTAATACTAATTTTTGGATTAATACCGCTTCTAATATTAAATTAAATAAAATTATTTTTAGTCAAGATCTTAATAAAACTTCACTAAAAAATATTAATAGAAAAAATATTAATAATCTTATTAAAATTATTGGTAAAAAATCTATACAAGAAATTTTAATATTAAATAAACTATCTAATTGTTTAAAAAAAAATAAAAAATATAAAATTATTATTGATAAAATTAAATATTATAAAAAAAATGTTACTATTAAAGATATTGAATTAACATTTAAAATTGATAAATCTAATGATTTTTCATTATTAACTACTAAAGAAAAAAAAGTTGTTGAAAAATTATTTTAAATATATTTTTTTAATATTTTTTTTATTGTTATTAATTGAATATTATTTTTTGAATTAATTGGATTAAATATAAAAAGATCTTCATTTAAATATAAAATCATTTTATTAATTTTTTCAATATAATCATCATTTGGTATAAGAGACATATTATTATCTAAAATCGTAAAATAAAAATATAAATCTTTTATATTTGTTTTTTCATATGCTTCTTTAAAAATAGATTTTTTTTTTAACATATTTATTGTATTTTTTTGAAATTTTTTAAAAGATAAAGGAATACTATTTGCCCATATAAGAATATTATTTGGTTTAATAATACCCCAAAAGTTATATTCGCACTCTAATATAATTTTATCTGTTTGTGAATTTTTAAATTGTAGAATATCATTTTTAATAAAAACCATTGTATAATCTTCATCAATATTAAAAATTTTATTAATTTCTTTAAATTTTTTATTAAAATTTTCTCCAATTTTTTTTTTCAAATTCATTATTATATAATAGAATTTAAATTTATATTATTATATTTTCTCTTTATTAATATATGGCTGGATCTAAAAATAATTTTACATGTATTATTCTCATGTTATGTATATTTTTTATTTTTATTTTACCAAAATTAGAAAAAAAATATAAAAATAATCAAGAAGAATTTGCTAGTTTAGTTTTAAAATCTACTGGACCTAAATTAAAAATTGATAAAAATATGTGTTCTAGAGATTGTTGTAAATGGTCTCAATATAAACCTCCTTTTATGAAACATAAAAAAAATAAATATATTGGTTCCAATTTTATGTGTAATAATGGTAATGGCCAAGGATGCGTATGTTTTGATAAAAAAGATTTTAATAAATTAGCTAATAGAAATTAAAATTTAAAAAAATTAGTTTAATATTAAATATTATTTCTCATTATATTTAATGTTAAATTTTCTTGTTGAAACTAAAAAAGAATATACTATTCAATTGATTAATCTTATATATTATAAAATATATCAAGGTATTGAATCTATTTATCAAAACTCTGTTAAAGTTTCGAAAGAAGAAGATATTTTAAAAGTCTTTCAAAAATTACTTAAAAAAGTTCCTAGATGGGATGATAATATTAAATTACAAGAAAGAGTTAGAATATTAGATGATAACGCTTTTCTTATAGAAAATCTAATGAAAGCAACTATAAAAGCTAATATTATTATATTAACTTATTCACCTTATAAAAATAAACAAACTAAAATTAATAAAGAATTATATAATTCTGTTAATGTTATGGATTTTATACATAAAATATATATTGAATGTGCTAGAGAAATATTTAATAATCCATTTTTATTTTATCATAAATATTCTCCTTTAGAAATTAAAAGAAATCAAAGAGAAACATTTGATTTAATAAAAAAATCTATAGAAGAAGCTATTAGAAAAATGTTACCAGTTCAACATATTTTAGATATATATTTGGGTGATGATACACAATCTAATATTCAAATTGATAAAATAATAACTGACGCAGATAAAAATAATTTAGATGTTATGGTTAGAAAAGATTTAAATTTATCAAAAGATCAAGATGATAATAAACATTTTATAAATAAAAATAATATAAATATTCAAGAAATATTAGATAAAAATAGTATAAAAATTTCGGAAAGTAATATTTTAGATAATTTAACTAGTTCTTCTCCTTTAATTAATAATAAATCAATAAAAAACGATTCAATTGGGTCAAAAATTAAAGATATATTAGAAAAAGATTTAAAAGAAACAGATCTTGAGGTATCATTATCATATAAACCTGAAGAAAATAGTGAAAATTATCAAGAAGTATTTTCAAATAGTTCTATTTCTAAAAATACTAATAAATCATTTACTGCTGAATCTATGAATACTGTTGATAAAGAAGAATTAAAAAAAAAGAATAAATTTTTTAATAATTATTTAAGTTTTTAACTTAAAAAAAATCTATTTTATAAATAATGATAAATTATTATATTATAATAGTTATTGGAATTCTATTAGCATTTTGGATACAATGTTCTAAAAATAATTATAAAAACAATAAATATATAAATTTTTTTAATAAAATTAAACTTCCATTATTAATTTGTTCCATTCTATTATTTTTTTATCAAGATATTAAAAAAAAAATTTGTAATAGTCCTATTAATAATATATATACAGAACCTGCTAATTTTTAAAACAATAATATAAATAACTTGAAGTTGTAATTATAAAAAAACTACTTAAATAAGATATATATTTTGATATTATTTTTGAATTTAAATTTTCTTTCCATATATTATATATTTCGTCATCTATATCAAGTAAATCCATTATATAATTATATTAGAAAATATTTTTTTAACTATTTATAATTTTTTTCTAAATTTATATAATGAATACAAAAGATATATCATTAGGATCACATAAACTTAGATTACGTAAATTTGATATTAAAAAAATGGAAAATCATTCAACAATTGCTATGATTGCTAAAAGAGCTTCTGGTAAAAGTTATTTAACTAAAGAAATTTTATATCATAAACGCGATATTCCTTCTGCTATTGTTATTAGTAAAACTGAAAAATTAAATAAGTTTTATGGTGATTTTATACCTGATTTATATATATATGATTCATTTCAAACATCCATATTAAATAGAATATATAATAGACAAGCACAACTTAATAGTGATAATCAAAAACGTCTTAAAAATGGTAAAAAAAAAAAAGATGATAGATTAATGTTAATTATGGATGATTGTATGAGTAGTAAAGGTTCATGGGTTAAAGAAGAAAGTATTTTAGAATTATTTTTTAATGGAAGACATCATCATATTTCCTTTATTTTAACTATGCAATTTGCTTTAGGTATTCCACCTGAAATGAGAAGTAATTTTGATTATATTTTTTTATTAGCTGAAGATTTTATTTCTAATAGAAAACGTTTATATGATCATTATGCTGGAATGTTTCCTTCTTTTGATATATTTCAACAAGTTTTTTCAGATATTACTGAAAATTATGGTTGTATGGTTATTGATAATAGAATTCATTCTAAAGATTTAACTAAAAAAATTTTTTGGTATAAAGCTAAAAATACTCCAAATTTTACAATGGGCTCTAAAAAATATAAAAAATATCATAAACAATATTATGATAACCAATGGAATAAAAAATTAAAAACTTTTAATCCTGATTCCCTTCTAACTAGGAAAAAAAATAAATGTAAAGTTATTGTTGAAAAAGTTAAATATTAAAATATTAATTTATTAATTTTTTAATATTTAAAAAAAAATATTTTTTATTGATTTAGATCTAATTTATTTTTTAATCCTTTATTCATTTTTTCTAAATCTGTTTTTCTTTCTTCCATTTTTTTTATTTGTTCTTTTATACTTTCTAAATTTTTTAATAAAGATTCTTTATTTGTATTATCCATTTGATTTTCTAATTCTTCTTTATTTTTTATTGTTTGATTCATATTTTCTGTTATATTTTTTTTCATTTGTTCATTTTTTTGTAATTCATGATATAATTTTGCTTTTTCTTGATTTTCTTTATATGCCTTCATCATTATATTTAATTTTTCATTTGCATATTCAGAATCTTTTACAAATTCAGAATCAGGTGATGGATCAAATGGTAACCATTTCCCAACTTCACCTACAAAAACATTAAAATATTCATCTACACTTTGTAATAATTTCGCATGTTTACATGCTTCTTCATAAGTATTAAAAACACCTCTTATTTTAATTCCACTTAAAGTTAAATTTTTCTCTTCATCACTTGGTGTTAAAAATGATAAACATACATAATTTTGATTTTTTGGTGTTATTGAATCTTCAGTTAAATAATCCATTAATTTTTTATTTAATTTATCTTTAAATATTATTCACTTTCTTGATTTAATAATAAATTTTTTGAATTTCGATCAGTATAACCCATCCAAATACTTGGTAAATTAAACATTTTTTTAAATACTTTAGAAGGCATATAATTTGGTATATTTTGTTCGGTTTGAATTATAGAATTATTTGTTGTATATATTAATGATATAATACCTAAAAATAATATTAATATTGATATATAAAAAAAAATACTATTCATTATATTATATTTAGATTTTTATTTATAAACTAGTTGGATAAAATTCCCATTTTAAAAATTTACAACATTTATTCCAAAATATATCATAATCCATTAATTTTTTATTTGATTTTAATAAAGGAAAATATTGTAATAAATCATCTAATTCTAATAATTCACAAAATTTATATAATAAAAATGAATATGATATTATATTTTTACGTCCTTTTGGTTTAAACATTTCCCAAGGTTTTTGAACTAATATAAACATATCATAAAATTTTTTTTCTATTTCTGGACTTATTTTTGGTGGAGGTATATTACTTAATTTATTTATTATATAAGGTATATGTTCATATAAATTACTATGACCTAATTTAAATAATATTTTTTGCATCTTTTCACGATTTAAAACACGAGGATCTGTTATTCGTAATTTTTTAAATTCCTTTATTATTTTTTTATATACATCTTCATCTATATCTGTTGATTCTTTTGCTTGAAATTGAGTTAACCATTCTCTAAAATGACTTAATCTTTTATAACACGAATATTCTTTTATTATATTATCTTCGTCGAATATTATTTCTTCCATTTTACCACATGATGTACATATATAACTTGATTTCCCTATATCTAATATTTTTTCTATATTACACTTTTTACAATATTTTATTCTATTAGTTCCATCATCTACATCTATTCTAAGACCTTCCGTTATTTGGCAATATTTTTTAAATAATTTTGATCTCGTATTTGTTTCTACTATTTCTTGTTTATTTTTTGAATTTAAACATTCTACTATTGATTTATATTTTTTTTTCTTTGGTTTTTCTTTTTGATCACGTGTTAAATAATAATTGCAAATAATATCTCCTGCCTTATTATAATAATCCATTTCATTATTATTATTAATTTCTATTAATTTTATTTCTATTTCATCTAATAAAATTAATAATTTTTTTTTTCTTTCTATACTTTTATTATTATATTTTTTTTGACTATCTATTAAATTTATTTCTGTTTGAATTTCTTTTAATTGGTTTTGTAATTTTTTTTTCAAATTATTATTTATATTAAATTCTTTAACTTTTTCTCGGTGTTTTTTATCTAACGTTGAATTATCTTTTATTTGATGAGGTTTAATAACTTTCTTTTTGTCTTTTTTTAATCGAAAGTTAGTCATTAATTTTATTTAGAAGATTTACTTTAAATAAAAATCTTTAAAAATTTTAAAATAAAAAATCTTTAAAAATATTTTTTATTTTAAAATTTTTTTTATATTTTTTAAAAAAATCTTTAAAAAATCTGATTTTTTATTTAAAAATTTACGTTTAAAATATTTTTTTTTTTTCTTTAGTATAATATATATAATATGGGTGGCGGTTTAATGCAACTCGTAGCTTATGGAGCTCAAGACGTTTACCTTACAGGTGACCCACAAATTACTTTTTTTAAAGTTGTTTATAGAAGACACACTAACTTTGCTGTAGAACCAATTCAACAGACTTTTAGCGGAGCTGCCGATTTTGGCAGAACTGTCAATTGTAATATTAACAGAAATGGTGATTTAATCACTAAAATGTATGTAGCAGTTTCTTTAACTGCACATTCTGATACTGGAGGAGTTGAATGGGGATATGTAAGCCGTTTAGGTCATGCTTTAATTGAAAGTG